ACTATTTGTATAGCACTGATGATAGTAGTGGTATTAAGAATAAAAAGAAAGTAAATGTTGACAAAATAAATAATAATGTTATAACTGTAAACTTCAACAGAGAAGATGTATGATGGGAATGTATAGAGAAGCATTAAGAAAAAAATTTAGAGAGGTAGGAGATATGATAAGAAAAGAACAACCTAAATATTTGTCAGGTGTAAAAAAACAAGCACAAGAACAGTCAGACCACAAACAAACTTTGGATATGGTTAATAGTCCACCACACTATAATAAGAATGGAATAGAAACGATTGATGCTATTAGAGCTATGACAGATGATGGCTATGAATATTATTTACAAGGTAATATAATGAAATACCTTTGGAGATACAGGTATAAAAATGGTGCAGAAGATTTAAAGAAAGCACAATGGTATCTCAATGAATTGATTGATGTTGTTGAAGATGACAATAAGACTTAAAGTTATGTTAACTCTTCATGTTGACCCTGAAGAGTACCCTATTCCATCTGATGATAAACTAGATGAAGAAATGCAAGATTATCTATCAGATTTAATACATGAGGTTGATGGTGTTACTATAAAACATATAAAAATTTTACAAGAAAGGAAACAGAATGAATAACTATTTACCCACAGATTATCAAAATTTTATTGCTTTATCTCGCTATGCTAGATGGAAAGATGATGAACAAAGAAGAGAAACTTGGATAGAAACTGTAGACAGATATTTTGATTATATGGCAAATCATTTAAAGAAAAAGCATGACTATACTTTAACTAAAGCACTTAAAGAAAAATTAGTTAATAGCATAGTTTCTTTAGGTGTAATGCCTAGTATGAGAGCATTGATGACTGCAGGTGTTGCCTTAGATAGATGTCATGTTGCAGGATATAATTGTAGTTATATACCTGTAGATAGTCCACGTTCTTTTGATGAGTGTATGTATATACTTATGTGTGGCACAGGTGTAGGCTTCTCTGTTGAGAGAGAGAATGTAGATAAATTACCTACAGTCAATGAACACTTTGAAAAAAGCACTACAGTAATAACAGTTGCAGACAGTAGACCCGGATGGGCAAGAGCTTTGCGTGAATTGATAGCTATGTTGTATGTAGGTCAAGTTCCATCTCTTGATGTGTCTCAAATTAGACCTGCAGGTGCTAGATTAAAAACCTTTGGTGGCAGAGCTTCAGGTCCTCAACCTTTAGTTGATCTCTATGACTTTTGCGTATCTACCTTTAAAAAAGCATCAGGTAGAAGATTATATCCTATTGAATGTCACGATATTATGTGTAAGATAGGAGAAGTTGTAGTCGTAGGTGGTGTTAGACGTTCTGCATTAATTAGTTTATCTAATCTTAATGATGATCAAATGAGACACGCAAAGTCAGGTTCATGGTGGGAGAATGAAGGACACAGAGCATTGGCTAACAACTCTGTTGCTTATAAAGGTAAACCTGATATGGGAACATTTATGAGAGAGTGGTTAGCTTTGTATGAATCTAAGTCAGGTGAACGTGGTATATTTAATCGTAAATCTGCTATGAAAAAAGTAGAAGAGAATGGAAGACGTAAACCTGATTATGCTTTTGGATGTAATCCTTGTAGTGAGATTATACTTAGACCTTATCAGTTCTGTAATCTTACAGAAGTTGTTTGTAGAGAGGCAGATCATTTAGATACTTTGAAAGAAAAGGTTAGACTTGCAACCATACTTGGAACTTTTCAGTCCACCCTCACAGAGTTTAAATACTTGAGAAAAGTATGGAAAGAAAATACAGAAGAGGAAAGATTGTTAGGTGTTTCTCTTACAGGTATATTGGATTGTTACCTTCTTAATAATGGTGCAAAAGAACCTTTACAAAGAATGTTATTGGAGCTAAAAGAAGTAGCAGTAGAGACTAATAAAAAGGTTGCTAATGATTTAGGCATACCACAGTCAACTGCAATCACTTGTATCAAACCATCAGGCACTGTATCACAGTTAGTGGATAGTGCATCAGGTATTCATGCTAGACATAGTGACTATTATGTTAGAACTGTACGTGGAGATAATAAAGACCCTCTTACACAGTTTATGAAAGAAGCAGGTATACCTATTGAGCCTGATGTCACTAAACCTGATAGTGTTTCTGTTTTTAGCTTTCCTATGAAATCTCCCACAGGTGCAATAACTAGAACTGATATGACTGCAATAGAGCAGTTAGATTATTGGTTGATGTTTCAAAGGCATTGGTGTGAGCATAAACCATCTGTTACTGTTTCTGTAAAAGAAAATGAATGGATGGAAGTAGGTGCATGGGTGTTCAAAAACTTTGACGAAGTGTCAGGGATATCATTTTTACCTTTCAGTGAACACACTTATAAACAAGCACCTTACCAAGACATAGATGAAAAAGAGTATAATAAACTCATGGAGTCTATGCCAAAGTCTATTGATTGGAGTAAACTCAAAGACTTTGAAAAAGAAGATACAACTAATGGTAGCAAAGAACTTGCATGTACTGCAGGTGTTTGCGAGGTTGTTGACATTGAGGCTAGTTAATGCTATAGTCTTAATACCTATCTTGAGCTATCTGTTAACTTTAGTTTTTGCAGGTATCGTGGGTAGTGAAGCACTTGGGGGTAGCATGATTGAAGAATACTTTTATTGTGTTGCCCTCTTAACTTTAATTTTTATAGTAAAGGAGATAATACATGCGAGATATGATGCTAAATGCATTAAAGTCCTACTACGTGGGAAACATAAATAGACACATTGCTAATGTGGAAGTTTATTTAAGAATGACTGTTGGCATAGGAGAGCATTCTGATATACAAGAAACTATTGATAAAGAGATAGAAAAGATTGCTCAATTTGATGACAGGCTAGGAATGATAATTAAATATTTTGAAAGGAAACAGATAGATGAAAAAGAAGAAAAGAAATCCGAATCTAAGTAAATATGATGCACCTCTACGTATTCAATTTGAACGTGGTGTAAATGCATTCAACGGAAAACAATACATTAAAAATGTAAAAGGACATAAAGTTGTAGCGACAGTTAGTCCTTATCATTTAAATACCATGCAACACAGAGAGTGGCAAAGGGGTTATAACCTTGCTTATGCAAAACAGTTGGAGAAAATAAAACGTGAAGAAGCTAGAAAAAGAAGCCAAGGAGTTCATGGAAAAGAAGAACAATACGTTTCCTAAAAAGTTAGAGGAAGTGTTTGAAAATATTAGACTTATACAGAGTCTATCTGAAATAACTCTTAAAAAGATAAAGGATATAAATGCAAAAAATAACACCAACACATGACCTGTCTTGGTATCTTAAATGGTCAGGTTCATTCTTAATCATGTCAGGTATTATATGTAGGTCAGTTGGTGTGTTACCTTTGTATGATCTTATCGCATCGTGTTTAGGGACAGGATTGTTAGCAGGTATGGCTTACCTGTGGCATGATAGGGCATTACTTATGGTAAATGGGGTAGCATGTGCAGCTTTAGCTATGGGTATTCTGAGGCATTTGTTTGGTTAAACTAGCACAGATATTTTGGTATAGTCTGCACATCGTTACCTGTCTATTTATTATTGTGGGTAATGGTAGATTACTAGGGTTTTGGTAACTACTCTTGTATTCTTTTATCGTTTTGTGACAAAACTCCGGGTACAGAAGGTCTAGTCACGTACTCATACATTTTAGTATCACTCTCTTTTAGTTTTTCTAAAAAAGAAAATGACCAAACATATGCTTCATCTTTAGCTATATTTCCTGAAAACGTACTCTCACCATTTTCATATTTAGCTTTACTCCAACCATCTCTTTCTAAATCCTCTTTGTATCTAAGATTTAACATTTTTTGAGTATTTTTTGGTAAGTCATAAAACATGGCTCTATGAAGTCTAAGAATCTGATTAGTATCGTTTCCTGCTCTGTCAGGATTCATTACCTTATCTCTAGCTTGTTGTCTAAAATCTGATATCTCTATTTTTAGAGCTTGTCTTTTGTCAAAGTCAGTTGGTAAA